GCTGGTTTAGTTCAGAAGGCGTATGACCGTCTTCTAGAATTCGCCCTCCGTTCAGAACCCCTAATTCGTTCTGTAGCAGATAAGCGTCCAGCACGTCAAGCAATCCCAGGTTCAACAGTTGTTTTACAACGTTATGTTGACCTATCAACAGCGACAACTGCTTTAACTGAAAACGACGATGTCGATTCAGTAGCAATGTCAACACCAACATCAGTAACCATTACTCTTGCAGAGTACGGTAACTCAGTGCTGGTAACTCGTGCGTTGGAACTATTCAGCCTTGCTGATGTAGATCCAGCAATCGCAAACATTATCGCGTTCAACCTTGCAGATTCTATTGACTCCGTAGCAATGACAACATTGCGTGGCGGTTCAAACGTAATCTACTCAGGTTCAACTGCAACTTCAACAGCAACAATTACTGCTGCTGCTACACTTTCATCTGCAAACCTACGTAGAGCCGTTGCTAAGTTACGTGCTAACAAAGCCGTTGCTCGCAAGGGTAGCCTATACTGGTGTGGTATCCACCCAGAAGTTTCACACGATCTTCGTGCTGAGACAGGTTCAGCAGGATGGTTACTTCCTAACCAATACGGATCTGCACAAGACCGTATCTGGGCAGGAGAAATCGGAACATACGAAGGTGCATACTTCGTAGAGTCCTCACGTCTGTACAATGCTACTGACGGTGCTTCATCTGCACGTGTTTATCGTACAATTCTTTGCGGACAGCAAGCATTGGCCGAGGCAGTTGCAGAAGAGCCACACGTAGTTATCGGACCAGTAGTTGACCGCTTGATGCGTCACCGCCCAATGGGTTGGTACGGCGTATTAGGATTTGCTCGCTACCGCGAAGAGGCACTATACAGAATCGAATCAGGTTCATCAATCGCTTAATTGATTGACGGCTTAGCAGGAAGCACACGTGTTTCCTGCTTGGCAGTAAGTTCATTAAGGAGAACAATGGCAGATTTTATATTTACAACACCTAATGTACAAGAAGGACCATCGGGTAAACACCGATTATTCTACTTCTACAAAAGAAACGTTGGTGTTTCTGTAGTAAAACAAAATGGTTCATATAGAATTAATCGTTATCCATTAGACCCAAGTGTAGAAACATATCAAGAGTTCTACGGTGGTGGTCGTAAACATATAGTTAATGATGCTACCAAAGCAGCACTAATCGCTGGTGGTATAGGAGTAACAGAAGCAAACTTCACAGCAGTATAAGGGGACATATGAAGCACTGGGAACATCATCCAGAACCAATTGATGGATGTTTTGGATGTAAAGGTTTAACTCTTCAGATGAACTCTGGAGATGCTAAGAGAGATATTTCAGATAAGAAATGGACATCTGAATTACAGGCTTATAGAGATGCAAGAGCACAAGGAATACAACCAGCAGGAACAACTATGGCTCATATAAAAGAAGCACATAGAGCCTCAGAAGTCTTAGGTAAAGCGTATGATGCGGACACTATGCCTAAGAGTAAAGACATCAACCATAAAACCGCAGCCGTAATGAAAGAGATAGGACAAATATAATGCCAAAAGTAGGAATGAAAGAGTTTGCTTACACAGCAAAAGGTATGGCAATGGCAAAGAAAGAAGCCAAGAAAACAGGCAAGCCAATGAAAAAGGCTGGTAAGAAAATGGTTATGAAGAAAATGGGTAAGAAAAAGTAATATGGCAACTCCAAAACCTAAACCAAAAACTTGGGGTGCTGGTAGTTCTCCAGAAGAAATACGTTCAGTAGGTAAGGGCACATCAATAAATTCAAGAGAAGCCAAAAGACGTGAAGAAATTCTTAGACAATCTCGAGAATCAATATCTCCTGAGAGTGTGGCTAGGTTTGAGGCTGAGGCTCGTAAAGCCCTTGAAAAAAAATATCCAGGAATGTTTATACCAGAGACTCGTAAAACTCCTGGAGTAAAGAAGAAGTAATGTCATCGGGTCAGCGTAAGCGTCACGACGGATTTAATAAATCAATTATGCGGGACGGTATGATTGTTATTCTCCGAAAGGATGGACGAGAAAAAACTCGTCTTGACCCAAAGACTAAAGAAACAATAAAGGGGAGCAAATGAAGAAAAAAGCAAAGTCTAAAGTTAATGCTGCTGGTAACTATACCAAACCTGGTATGAGAGCAACATTGTTTAAGAAGATTAAGGCTGGTTCTAAAGGTGGAGACCCAGGAGAATGGTCAGCCCGTAAAGCACAACTACTTGCAGTTCAATACAAGAAAGCAGGCGGAGGTTACAAGTAATGGCACTTGCTAAATCTCAACAATCACTTAAGAAGTGGTCTGCTGAAAAGTGGAAAACATCTGATGGTAAACCATCTAAAGGCAAGAAGAGATATCTACCTACTGCAGCCTGGGCTGCTTTAAGTCCTGCAGAAAAGGCAGCAACCAATAAGGCTAAAGCCGCTGGTAATGCTAAGGGTAAACAGTTTGTTAAACAACCTAAGAATATAGCAAAGAAGACAGCAAAGTATAGGGGCAAATAATGGCTGATTCAAGATTAAAAAGAGCAGGAGTATCTGGCTTTAATAAGCCAAAGCGTACACCTAATCATCCTAAGAAGTCACACGTAGTAGTGGCTAAGGTAGGAGATAAAGTAAAGACTATTAGATTTGGCGAGCAAGGTGCAAGCACAGCAGGTGCTCCTAAGTCTGGCGAATCAGAACGTATGAAAGCAAAACGTAAGTCTTTCAAAGCAAGACACGGTAAGAATATTGCTAAAGGTAAAATGAGTGCAGCCTATTGGGCGGACAAGGTTAAGTGGTAATATGAGTAACAAGGGGACAAAATGATAACTAAATGCTACACGTTTGAAGTAACAATGCTTATTCAAGTATTAGCAGACGATTTTCATACTGCTACAACAACCCTTGATGATAAGGGTGGCTACATAAGTGAGCGTAAAGTTAAGTTAGTTAAGACAACAAGTTTAACTGATTCACTAAAACTGACTAAGTAATAAATAAGGGGACATAATGAGTAAAAAAGATTCAATAGCAGTTGTATGGTGTGACAACGGTATGGTTGATGGCAAGTTTATGCAAGGCGTAACAGATGTAATGTTAAAGTCTGGCGTAGAGTTTGCAACATCACTGCGAAGTCAGGGCAACCAGATTGCTAGACAAAGACAGACAGTAATTGATTACTGGTTTGATAAGACTGATTACGAATGGCTACTATGGGTAGATTCAGATGTAGTAATTAGTCCAGAAAAGTTTAAATTATTATGGGATAACAAGGATGCTGAAAAGCGTCCAATTATTTCTGGAATATATTTTACTACAGATAATCCAGAAGAACCTTTAATGATTCCAATGCCTACAATCTTTAACTTTATAGTTGGAGATGAGGGTGGGTTTGGATTAACCAGAGTTCACCCAATGCCAGTAAATCAACTAATTAAGGTTGATGCGGCGGGTATGGGATTTGTATTAATGCACCGCAGTGTCGTGCCAAAGGTTCGTGAAGTATCCCAAGACGGACAAATTTTTATGGAAATGGGTAGGGGAACTAAATTTATAGGTGAAGATATATTCTTCTTTGCCCTATGCGATAAAGCAGAGATTCCACTATATGCTCATACTGGTGCATTAGCCCCACATATGAAGCGGTTCTCATTTGATGAACATTATTATAACGCATTCTTTGGTAAACCTAAGGAAGAGCCTAAGTCAAAACTTATCACCCCTGATAAGAAAATCATTACACCTAGATAGGATAAACAATGCCAACAGGTACCGCAGGTAGCACTCTATGTGCTGAATTAAATCGCCTAGCCAATGGTGGAACTTACCCAGCAATAACAGTATTTCTTGATGAACAAGGTGCTGCTAATAAATGGGCTAGTACATCAGGGCTTGGAATAATCGGAGCCTTGAATCAAAAGGCAAGTGCTGGTAGAGCACCATCTGCGTATAAAGATTTAAATGGTATCTGTAATGAACTTGCTGGAACTACTGGCAAATCTGCAATTGATGCACTAAGGAGTATAGCCTCTTGACAACTACACTAACAGACTTAATCAATGAAGTGCAGATTAACCTTGCTGGTTATACCTATCAACAGGATAGAGCAACACACTTAACTAGTCCAGTAACTACTTTAACATCACCATCTACATCTCCTACTATCTTATCTTTAGGTTCAACTGAGAATCTAGGTAAAGGCGTAATTGAGATTAATGAAGAGTTAATGTGGATTGATTCATTTGACCGTGTTGCTAACACAGCAACTGTATCTCCCTATGGTCGTGGATATCTAGGTACTACAGCATCAACTGCTGCAGCAGATACTAAGGTTACTATCTCACCAACCTTCCCACGTTATGTGGTTAAGAGGGCTATCAATGATACTATCAATGCTGCTGGTTCTACTATCTATGCCGTTAAAGTAACTACCTTTACATTTAATGCTGCTCAAACAACTTATGACTTTGATGGGTTAAACATCCAAAATATCCTTACAATTATGTGGCAATCAGTTGGACCATCACTTGAATGGATTCCTGTGCGTCGCTGGTCTTGGGATTCTAAGGCTGATGCTACAGCATTCGGTGCTACATCTCAGACAGTAACTATTGGAGATTATATTACTCCAGGTAGAACTGTTAAAGTTGTATACTCTACAGACCCAACACCATTCACAACCAATTCTCAAGACTTTTCAACACAAACTGGTTTACCAGAATCTTGTAAAGATGTAATCGTTCTTGGCGCTTCTTATCGTTTGCTTACATACCTTGACCCTGCACGTGCTGGCCAAGTTAGTCCACAAGCAGATGAGACAGATAGTAAGCGTCCTTATGGTGCTTCACAAACTGCAACAAAACAACTATACGCCCTATATACACAACGTCTTAATGAGGAAACTCAGAGACAGCAAACCCTGTATCCAATCCGCGTCCACTACAGCCGATAGGTAAATAAATGACAACACGTAAATACTCCTCACGCTCACAGCAAACTACCCTTGCTTCTGCGTTAACTAACTCTGCTACTTCTGCAACTGTAGTATCAGGAACTTCTCTACTAGGTGGTGTAACCATCTCTGCTGGTCAAACCTTTACGGTAGTAATTGACCCAGATACAGCGCTTGAAGAAATTGTAGATGTAACGGCGGTTGCTACCAACACGCTAACTATTGTTCGTGGTATTGATAACTCATCTGGTGTAGCCCACTCTGCTGGTGCTGTAGTACGACATATGGCAATTGGCCGTGACTATCGTGAAGCCAATACCCATATTGAAACATCTAATGGAGTACACGGTATTGCTGCTACTTCAAACGTAGTAGGTACAACTGATACTCAAACACTTACTAATAAAACTTTAACTGCCCCTACAATTACTAGTCCAACAATTACTGCTGGTGCTGGTGCAGAGTTTACCTCTATTGTATTTGAGGGTGCTACTGCAGATGCTTTTGAGACTACATTAACAGTAGTAGACCCAACTGCAGATAGACAAATTGATTTACCAGATGCTTCTGGCCGTGTAGTACTTCGTGATACTACAGATACTTTAACTAACAAAACTTTAACAAGTCCTACTATCTCAGGTACTCCAGTTATTACTGGTCTATCTAGTGCAGGTATGATTTCATCATCTGCTACTCCAAAGGA